ATTTGGGTAAACAGCGAGCCGATGCCCTCAAAAATGCAAACGAAGGTTTGAAACACTACTTTTGATTGAAAAGGAGAGAAACAAATGAAGTTTTCTAAGACTTCTGTTGGCGGTACTGTTGAAATTCTAGCTGCTGACGATTTTGTGGCGATCCCTATTTGTGTCACGGAAACAGCCGCAGTTCCTGCCGGTATGCCCATGACCTCTGCGGGCAAGAAGGTGACGACCACCTCTTATGCTACCGCTGTGGGTATGCTGCTTTATGACGTTGACCCGACCGAAAACCCCAATGGTGCTCTTCTGGTGCAGGGTGTGGTTGACAAAAAGAAGGTTGAATCTCACGCAAGTATCACGCTGGACGATACTTTTGCCGTGCCCGGTATTATCCTGCGTGACAACATTGGCGTGAACGAGTAAGGAGGGATACATAAATGGATTTGAGAGAAGTTTTTACCCCTGCTGCGATTGCGGCCAACTGGACGGAGGTCGCCTCCAACCAGATTCCTTACCTCGGTGCGACACTGTTTCCCGCCCGAAAGAAGGCTGGACTCGACCTGTCCTGGCTAAAAGGTTCGCGCGGTCTGCCTGTGTCTCTGATGCCTTCCGCTTTTGATGCAAAGGCAACCTTCCGGGATCGGATTGGCTTTGAGAAACTGGAGACGGAAATGCCCTTCTTCCGCGAGGGTTACAAGATCAAGGAGAAGGACCGGCAGGAGATGCTTCGAGTGCAGGAGTCTACCGACCCTTATGCTGCTGAAGTGATTGCCCGTGTGTTTGACGATACCCGTGATCTGATTGATGGCGCGAATGTTGTCCCTGAGCGGATGATTATGCAGCTGCTGTTCCCAGAGGGTGGCGATGTTGGTATTGCGATCAAGGCAAACGGCATGGATTACACCTACAAATATGATACGGATGGTTCCTGGAAAACAACCAACTACACTGCTCTGACCAGTACTGCAACTTGGGACAAGCCGGCAACAGCAGATCCCTTTGCGGCGTTCAAAGCGGTTAAGGATGCAATCCGTGCCAAAACCGGCACTGAGCTGACTGTAGCCATCATGAACTCCTACACCTTCAATCTGTTGTCCAAAACGGAGGCCGTAAAGAACCGTTATATGACTACCAACGGCATGTCTCTTGGATATCTGACTGAAAATGAAGTAAAGGCGGTTGTAGAGTCAACTTCCGGCTTGCGTATTGCGATTTACGATAAGCAGTATCGGGACGAGAGCAAGGTTGCCCATGCGTTTGTGCCCAACGGATATGTCTGCCTGATTCCTGACGGTGCTCTTGGTAGTACTTGGTATGGAACTACACCGGAAGAGGCGGATCTGCGCGGAGCGCCCAGTGCAGAGGTTTCCATTGTAAATACTGGAGTGGCTATTACCCGTATTCTGCAGGAGCACCCCGTAAACATCAATACCTTTGCATCCGAAATCGTCATGCCCTCCTTTGAGCGCATGGACGAAGTGGCAGTGCTTAACGTACTGGGGGAATAATCGGGTCTGACATTCTGACGCTGTTCCCCGGCAGTCAGACCCTATTGGGGAAGCAGGTGTCCGACCTGGTAGGCAATGATCTGATGGTCAAGGCAGACGGTTCAGTCTCTGGTACATTCCATCATGTGACAGGATACACTGAGTTCAGTTCAGAACCGGATGAACAGGATGGCTATTACTTCCCGTTTCACCTGACAAAGACTGGAAGCAAGATGACATTCAAAAAGAACGGTTCTCCTACAAAGCAAGACATTACCTTTGATCCGGACATTATTTTCCGTGTGACAAAAACGGATACTTTTGAAGTTCTGGTGGATGGGAAAAGCGTTGTGATTTTCCGTTTTGACGGAGCTTCGTTTGAGTAAAAACAGGAGGCGGCATGAAGTTTATTCCGAATTACCGCGTGTGCTATGACGGCCGGTTTTATGAGGCTGGTTCTCCGTTCCAGATCAGGGACGAAGACGCGGATACAATGCAGAAGCATGGGACAGTATTCCATGAACCTTCGCCGCCTCCTGCTGCCCCAAGAAAAGCAGGAAGACCAAGGAAGGTGAATCATGGAGAATCTGGAAAGGCTGAAACTGCGCACCAATGAATCCGATGAAGCGCTGCTTCAAGAACTTTTGGAGAGCGCTAAACATGCGATTTTGGCACGCCGGTTCCCTTATGGAGAATACCCGGAAACATTGGAGCCTCGCTACAGTGACCTGCAGGTACGGATTGCACTGGCGGCTTATAACAAGCTGGGGGCGGATTATCAGACCAGCCACAAAGAAAATGGCGTAGACCGTGGATGGGCGTCGGAAGGAATACCAGAGGAATTGCTGCAGGAGGTTACTCCTGTTGTAGGAATGGTGCGGTGATATGAGAAATCTACGCGCAAATTTGAGTACGGTTTATTACAAGAACTATATTGGGCAGGTAGAGATTGAGGATCAGTACGGGAATGTGACCGGAAATTTTGTCCCGCTTTACACTTCGCAAAAGAAGGCATACCTTTGTGTTTCTCCCAATAAAGGGAGTTCCGAAGTCAACCAGTTCGGCACGCAAACAGATTATGACCGAACTATGACTACTGCGGACACAGGGTGCGAGATCAATGAAAACTCGGTCTTGTGGATAGACGGAGCAGATCCGGAAGGTGCGTATAACTACCGCGTCAAGAAACGGGCTGCGTGGAAAAACTCTCTTCAATTTGCCATACAGGAAGTTGATGTCAGCACCTATGAAAAAGAGCAGCAGCAGGCAATGAAAGCGGTGAGTTTTGTTGCAAATCAAGATCGATCTAAGCGCGGATTCCCTGTCCAAAGCTCTTGACCGGTTAGAGGGATATCGGAAAAAAGTTTCCGATGCGGCTGAAACGATTGTGCAAACTCTGACAGAATCCGGTACGGAGCAGGCGAAGGAATTTGCTATGTACATGAATGCCTATGATTCCGGTGCGCTGGTCAATGGGATTGTAGGGAGAACATTTGGAAAGACCGGAGAAATTGCCGCTACGGCTCCACACAGCGCTTTCGTGGAATTTGGGACTGGCGTCATGGGAAAGGGAAGCCAGCATCCGAATCCCGGCCTTGCGGGTTGGAAGTACGATGTCAACAACCACGGGGAATCCGGTTGGTGGTATCTTGGGGATGACGGAGAATGGCATTGGACAAAGGGCATGCCAAGCCGCCCGTATATGTATGACACTGCGCAAATTCTACGGGAGAGCGTACCGTATGTTGCAAAAGAGGTGATTGACTACGATTGATATTGAGAACTTTATCTTTTCAAGAATCGCCACGGTCCTTCGAGAGCGCTACGGTGCGTATGTCACAGGAGAGTATACAGACTCACCGGCAAAGTTCCCATCTGTGACCATTTCAGAGGCTTCCAATACTGTTCTGCAAAAAATGCGTACCAGACACATCGAGAATGCAGCAACGGTTCTGTATGAAGTAAATATTTACAGCAACAAAGTCGGGTATGGAAAAATGGAAGCAAAAGAGCTGCTGCAAACTGTGGATGAAGAATTTTCCAAACTGAACTTTACACGTATTTTGATGAATCCGGTGGCAAATTTGAATGATGCCACCATTTACCGTATTGTCGCACGGTATCAAGCCGTTGTCGATAAAGAGTATAGAATCTATACAAATTGAGTGGGCTGACAGTGCCAAGTGCCATAGTGCCAAGTGCCTCCCAACCATCTAAAGGAGGAAATTAAAATGAGCATTCAACTGAGCACTGCCGGTGTAACTATGAAGTACGCCGTGGAAGCGACTTCTGGCACCCGTCCTACGACAGGCTATACCGAGGTCCCGGAACTGAAAGCAATCCCAGAAATGAACCCTGAACCGGATACGCTGGAAACAACCAACCTGAAAGAAACGGAATACAAAACCTACATTGCTGGCCTAAAAGATCTTGGCGGCGCGCTGGGCTTCACAATCAACTTGACAAAAGACAGCCTGGCCGCATGGAGCGCTATGGTTGAGGCGTATGAAGAAGCGGCCGGAGAGGGGAAGGCAATGTGGTTCTGTATTGATGTGCCCGGTCTTGCGAAGGATCTGTTCTTTACAGGACAGCCTACGCCGCTGGGACTTCCCGGTATGGAGGTCAACAATGTGCTGGAAGCGACGGCCTATATTACGCCGACCAATGCCCCTGTTTGGGATGCAAAGCTTTCAGATGTCTAATACATAGTAAAAAGGAGTTTTGAGCCATGAGCAAAATGAATGAAGAACGCGTAAACCCGATCCGGATCACCGTGGACGGGACTGTTTATGAGCTGGACTTTTCCAGGGAAAGTGTCGCCTTTGCAGAGCAGCGCGGCTTTAAGGCGGAAGATGTAATCACATTCCCCAACACAAAAGTTCCGGAGCTGTTTTTCTATGCGCTGCGCAAGAATCATAAATTCATTGCCCGGACACAAAGCGACAAACTTCTGGATTCCATCGGCGGCATGACTGTTTCCATGATGGAACGCCTGATGCAGCTCTATAACCAGACTGCATATGCCCATCGCGTTATCACAGACGAGGAATTGGCAAAAAACTCCAATGTGACAGTGGAAATGTAATTTCGCTGTCGGAACTGTTTGAACGGGAATGTCCCTATTATCTTTCCATTGGAATGACTTGGGATCAATACTGGAACGGCGATGTCTGGATCATTGAACAATACCTTGCGGCGGAACGCATAAGGCAGGAACGTATCAATCAGGATGCATGGCTGCAGGGCATGTACATTTATGAAGCGGTTCTGGATGCAGCGCCGGTGCTTCGTGCATTTGCCAAAAAAGGAACGAAGCCGAATCCATACAGCGATAAGCCTTATTCGTTCCGAAAAGAAAAAGAGCCGGACGAGACGCAGATTGAAAATGAGCGCTTGAAGGCGAGCCTTTTCTTTGAGAACTGGGCCAGAGCAAACCGTAAGATCGGATAATTTCCATCCATTCCAATAAATTGTACCTTGACAACCGAATATATGGATAGCGGAGATTTTGATTTAGAATCTACCATTTGAGAGGCAAGCGGATACCGCTGTCTCTCACAACATTAGTTGAACGCCAGGGATAGGTCGACGGGCCGAAAAGGGAGGTGCCACCTTACTCCCCTGCCCTGGGTCAACATATAAGGTGAAAATAACAATTTAGAAAGGGCGGTATATACTTGAACGAACTGATGATTTTCAACAACCCCGAGTTTGGGGATATCCGCACCGTGGAAGTGAACGGGGAGCCCTGGTTTGTACTGAAAGATGTATGCCAGTCGTTTGGCGAGACAAATTATCGACGTGTGGCTGGGCGTTTGGACGAAGATGAAAAGGGTGTGTCGCAAATCGACACCCCTGGCGGCATGCAAAGTATGACGGTCGTCAATGAACCCGGACTTTATTCCGCCCTGTTCCTCATGCAGCCGGAGAAAGCAAGAGGTGTTGATGATGAATACATCGCAAAGCGGCAAGTACAGTTGAAGAAGTTCAAGCGCTGGGTGACCTCCGAGGTTCTGCCCAGTATCCGCAAGCATGGACTCTATGCGGTTGACCAGTTGATTGAAAATCCTGACCTCGCAATTCAGGCGTTTTCTGCTCTAAAGGAGGAGAGGGAGAAACGGAAGGCTTTGGAAACCGAACTGGGCCGCAGTAAGGAATGGTATTCCATCAAGAGAGTAGCAAACTTGAACGGCGTATCTCACAAGGCATTCGATTGGAGGAAGCTCAAGATTGAAAGCCAACGCCAGGGCTATGGGGTAAAAAAGATTTTCGACGCTAACTATGGGACCATTAACGTTTACCACATGAACGTTTGGGAAAAGGTTTATCCGCTGATGGAACTATAAATGTTTTGATTGATTCTGTATTCCTCTTGTGCTATAGTCGATTCAGGGATTTTCCCTAAATTGGAAAGAGAGGAAGAACGAACATGGAGAAGATGAAGAAATGTAAAGCATGTGGAGCAGATATTGCGAAATCTGCGAAGATTTGCCCACACTGTGGGGCAAAGAACGGTGGTTCTAAAATACCGCTGATTATTGTAATTGTTATTGTTCTTTTGATTGTTATTGCAGCAATTGGCGGAAGTGGAAATTCAACCCCTCAAAAAGTAAATGGCGATGGATCTTCTGTAAATAATTCGGAAAACACAACGTTTGAAGTTGGAGACAAAGTTGAATTGGATGATATCGCAGTAACCCTTGTTGGAGTAGAATCATCTTCCGGTACAGAGTATATGGCTCCGTCCGATGGAAACGTATTTGTTATTTGCGAATTTGAAATTGAGAACAACTCTGATTCTGAAATTGTGGTCAGTTCTGCTCTTAGTTTTGAAGCATATGCAGACGATTATGCGATCAACTTTTCTCTGGGCGGACTTACAATGTCTGACAAATCGCAGCTTGATGGGACTGTCGCAGCAGGAAAGAAGTTTAACGGCGTCGTATCATTTGAAGCACCAGCGGATTGGGAGACGCTTGAAGTACACTACACTCCGAATTTCTGGGCTGGAAAGGACATTGTTTTTACTGCAAACTCCTAAAAATTATAACACCCTCCGCTTAGAAATAGGCGGAGGGTGTTTTTAAACATTTTTGTGAGGTTTAATCTGTCAATTCATCTTGAACCCATTCTAAATGTTTACATAAACGCATGGCGCAATTCCGTTTTCGTACATCTTTGTAATCCAGATAACAATTATGTAATTTACATTTAGCGACAGGAAATAAAACAACCTTGTTATAAAGTCCAATGTTGTCACAATCGGATAAAGACATGTATTGAATGTTATTCTTCCCTCGCTTAGGAGATTTAGGTCTTTCTTTTGCAAACCGAAACTTTTCTTCCGAAATTTTGGCATCAAGAAGAAGCTTTAATTTACTTAATCGCAGCTTGTCATGATTGTTTTTTTCTATCATAGAAGCTATTTGCGCATCTCTATTCTCAATTTTTTTCTCCAAATCAGAAATACGTTTTCTAATTTCGTTTATATACATAGGGATCCCTTCTTTGTTTGAACTATAGCACAAATAAAAAATCCAATCAATTTTTGTAAAACCTCTTGACTTGTAGTGCGATACATGATAGTGTTGTATTGCGCTACAAGGAGGTGAGTTAATGTCCCCTGAAAGCAGGGCAGAGTATTTTCGTGAGCGAAGAAAGACCAAGAAACAGTTTTCTGTATTGAGCGATAGAGAACGAGTTGAGGCCCTTGAAGAAAAGTTGAAAAAACAAGGGAAAACAAAAACAAAATGGTTTGAGGAAAAAGCTGACGAAGAACTCTCAAAATAAAAGACACCCGCTGGCAGGTCAACGCACAAGCAGGTGTCTAATTCACCACCATTTCTGGAGGCAAATCTATTGTAGCATAGCCTCCTTGAAATGGCAAGTATCAGGAGGTTTCCTATGAACGAGAGAAACAGTATTCAAGAATTGCTCAACCAACTGGCCAACAGCGAACATTGGGTCAAGCGTATTGCCGCCGCCTATTTGGGTGTGAGGCCGGATCAAGTGGTTATCACGGTGAAGGAGGGCAGCGAAGATTAAGAGAAGGAATCATTTCGCTGCGCAATTCTGCAGTCGAGATTAAAAAGAGAGGTGCTCCACAAAGATGTTTGGCGACATCGGAGCACCCTCAGTTTAAGGTCAAGCATGTGATGAAGATTGACTTATTAGGAGGTAACCACATGAAGAGTGGAAACATTTCTCGCATGGAGAACGTCGCAAGATATGAGGCGACGGAAAATAAACTCACCCAGATCAATGCAATGTTCCAAATTATTTTGGAAAACATTTTCAGCTTTGACACGATTGAATTGAAAGAAGGAACAAGGGAAGAACTTGAAAAAGCTGCAGCTCTGTGCGCCAGTTATCCAACATGGCGGGAAGCCTTGCAAATGCTGCATGAGAACATCAGCGATCTGCGGGACGAGGTTGCAAACTATGCATTCCTCTGTGAAATGGAGGCGTAATTATGGAAGAGATGCAGATTTTTATGAATGAGAAATTCGGGCAGATCCGAACGAAGGAAATCAACGGCGAACCGTGGTTTTGTCTTGCGGATGTGTGTAAACCGCTTGGTATTAGGTCGTGGGATTGCAAGAATAGAATGAATAAAAAGGGCCTCGTTAGTATCGAGGCCCCTACAAAAGGTGGCTCGCAAAAGATGCTGTTTGTGAATGAAGGCAATCTTTACCGTGCGATTTTCCAAAGCAAAAAGCCAGAGGCAGAAGCGTTTACAGATTGGGTAACAGAGGAAATTCTTCCAGCGCTCAGAAAGAATGGGAGCTATACAGCCAAAAGCAAAAGCCCCGACGTTTCGTTGAACGGCCTTGCCAATCTGGTTCGCATCACAAGAAGGGTAATGCTGGATATGGGAAGCACACCGCAGCAAGTAGGCTATATGGTTAAGGATATGTTTTCTACTTGGAACGTTCCGATTCCTGCGTCTCTTGAAATGCAGTGCCCCGGACAGATCTGCTTAACGGCATTTCAGCAGCCGCCTCTTTTAGCGGAATAAAGGTGTAGAATATTCGAGTGTTGGAAAGTTGAGGTGAAATATACTTGGACAATTTCAAAGTCATTTATAAAATACTAAAGCATTTGGAGGCTATGCTTGACTGCGAAGAAACCAATATAGAGGAAATTAGAGCAGATCGTTTAGGTATTAGTCGGACAAGATGGGAACAAATCCTGATTATGTTAGATGACGAGAAGTATATTAAAGGAATTGTTTCGGCTAAATCTATTGCGAACAGTAAAAGGCATATTTGCGAACCGATTGAACCAGAGATTACTCTAAAAGGGCTTGAGTATTTGGCAGACAATACGCTGATGAAGAAAGCAGCGAATATGGCAAAAGGAATCAAAGATATCGTACCGGGCTTATAAATCGAGATCCCCGCTATCCATATATTCGGATGGCGGGGATTTTTTATAGTAAGGGAGGGATTCGTTGAAATTTTATACCTCCCATCTGAGTCTAACCTAATTTTGCTACAGTGCCAAGTGCCTCTCCCTTGATGGAGCTAACAGTGCCAAGTGCCATTTCTTTTACCGAAAGGGGGAATTGGCACATGGCAGAGGCTACAATTGACAGCATCAAAATTGAGATCAGTGCATCGTCCGATGCTGCGGCTGAAAATATCAAAAAGCTGTCCGAGGCACTGAAAGAACTGAAAACGAGCACCAGCGGTGGTGTCCGAGGGTTAAACACGATCAAGAAACAGCTGGAAGGGCTGAAAACCGCCTTGTCTGGAGCGGACAATTCCGGGACAAAGCTATCTGAAATTGCAAGGGGACTCAAAGCTCTTTCTGAGGTGCAAAAGTCGAGCGGCCTTAGTTCTACGATTAATGCACTGAAAAAACTTCCGGATATTTCGAGTCAGCTTTCTCGAATGGATATGGATGAATTTGCTCAGTCCATCAAGAAAGCAACGGCGGCGCTTTCTCCGCTGGCTGCGGAAATGGAAAAAGTGTCGAAGGGGTTTGCAGCATTTCCAATCCGCATTCAGAAGATCATTCAAAGCAATTCCGGTTTGACGGCATCCAATAAAAAGGTGGCAGACAGTTTTAATAGCGTCGGAAAGTTCAGCTTGAAAAGCATTGCCAACCTTACTTTGTTTGGATTTGGTATTAATGCTGTTGCCGATGTACTAAGCGGGTTTATTACAAATATCAACGCCTATGTGGAAAATATGAATCTGTTTTCCGTTTCTATGGGCGAATATTACAGCGAAGCGATGGAATATGCAGAGCTGGTGCAAAGCAAACTCGGCATTGACATTTCTGAATGGACGAGAAACCAGGGCATTTTTATGTCAATGGCAAAGGGCTTTGGCCTTGCAAACGATCAGGCCTATAACCTGTCCAAAGGGCTGACTGAACTTTCTTACGATATTTCTTCGTTCTTCAATATCAGTCTGGATGCGGTTGGTGACGGTGCGTTTGCGAAAGTCCAGTCCGGTATTTCAGGTGAATTGGAACCGCTTCGCAGGCTCGGATATGCACTGGATGAAGCAACACTTCAGCAAGTAGCATATGACCATGGTGTAAACCAGTCGATCCGCACGATGACGCAGGCGCAGAAAGCTGTCCTTCGCTATACAGCGATTGTGGAGCAATCTGCCCGCATGGGTGTCATTGGAGATATGGCAAAGACACTGGAGTCTCCGGCAAATGCACTTCGTATTCTGCATATGGAATTTAATTCGCTGGCCCGCGCCATCGGAAGTATTTTTATTCCTGCTTTGGTGAAGATCATTCCAGTTGTGCAGGCGGTCGTAGAAGTTTTGACTGAATTCGCACAGGCGCTTGCAAAGCTGTTCGGCTTTAAGATGACAGACTGGTCTTACTCTGATTGGGAAGGCATGGGCAATGCGATTGATTTTGGCGCTGGCGCGGCAGATGACATGGCAGACGGCATGTCCGATGCAGCAGCGGCGGCAAAGAAGCTGAAAGATTATACGCTTGGGATCGACGAATTAAATATTATTAAGCCAGATACAGGGGCAGGCACTTCCGGCGGCAGCGGTGCAGCGGGCGGCGCTGGATGGGAAAAAGACTGGGATCTGGATAGTGTTTGGGATGAATCTGTGCTCAAAAACATTACCAGACAAGTGGACGAGCTGAAAGATAAATTGCGCGGTGTTTTGACTGTGGTTGGCCTTGTCGGAGCTGGATTACTTGCTATGAAACTTGCTCCGTCTGTTATAAGTGGTATTGAATTGTTGAAAGCTGGTTTAAAAGAAGCCTATGGCAGAGCACTGTTACTGAAAAGCGCACTAACCGGAATGAGCTTGCACGGGATAATTGCTCAGATCCCAGCTCTGGTTGGGTTATCCACTATGGCTATGAAAATTGCCCCATTTGCAGCAGCAATTGCTGTGATTGCAGTTCGCTTTAAGGATTTATATGACAACAGCGAAACTTTCCGGAAAGGATTGGCTCGCATAGACAATCTTGCTCGATCTACCTTTTATATTATTCGGTCTGCAGTTGGAGACGTAATTGATAAGTTAAAAGAAGCCGGCTTGGCAGTACTTGATTTACTCCCGGAAGGGCTACGGGAAAAAGTTATAGGGGTCATTGAATCAATCGGGAATTTTATCAGTTCTCTTGATCTTGATTTGGGAGACTTACTTACGACACTGGCCGGAATAGCACTACTGTTTGTTCCTGGAGGGCAGATCGCAGGTGCAGCGGTTTTGGCTTTTGAAGGAATTTCCATTGCGATTCGGGCACTGGGTGATGTCAGTAATGAGCAGTGGCAGCAGATGTATCAAACTGCAATGTCTGCTGTTCGAGGAATGGTCGATGAGGTAGTCGGATACATAGGAAATTTGATTCGTGCATTTGCGACAGTCATCAGTGGCATTTACAACATTATCAGTGGATTCCTGAGCGGAGATTGGACAAAAGTTTGGTATGGTATAAAGCAAGTTGCTGCTGGCGCCTTTACTGCCATACTTTCTACTGGAGAGTTAGTGTTCAATACAATCAACGCTGTTGCAAAAGCAGTGTTTGGAGTTGATTTGAAAGCTGTAATTGAGAGTATCCCATCTTTTTTCATCAATACCTTTAACAATATCAAAGCAGGCGTAACTGTAATTATTACTACGATTGTAAATGATATTAAGGGGATTTTGGGTGGAATTATAACATTTCTGAAAGGTGTTTTTACATTAGATTGGGAAACAGCATGGGATGGAATCAAGCAGGTAGTGGACAGTGCTGTCGATTTAATTTTCAATATTGAAACTTGGAAACAGATTGGGAAAGACGCATTAGATGGCTTGTTCCAAGGGCTTGCAGACATTGGTAAAAAAGTTGAAGGTTGGGGAAATTCCCTTCTGAAAGCAATTCTTGAATTCTTTGGAATTAATTCCCCTTCTACAGTGTTCCGAGATGAAGTGGGCATTTATCTTGGCGAAGGCATTGCAGAGGGTATGATCCAAAGCACACCCGCCATCACAGCGGCGGCGCAGGGGATCGCGGACAGCGTGCAAAAGGTGTTCAATGGAATTTCCTATGACCCCGGTACAAACTACATGGCATTGATTAACGCGGCGAAAGAATCCGGGGACTTTGAAGAGGCTGCGCGGCTGGAAACCATCCGCAATGCGAAAATCGATGGCGAAGGACTCAACTGGGAAAAGACCTTTGATTTCACTGGTGTCACGGATCAGTTCCAGAAGGTGGCAGATCAGTTCAGTGTGCAGACAGATGCAATGAATACCGATTATTCCGAATTTGTCATTCAGACAAAGACTTCTACGGAAAGCATTAAAACAGATGTCCTTGCCTCTATCGAGACGGTAGACACAGCACTGAAAACTTTTATCACACAGACAACAAACAACTTCCGCACAATGGCGAAGCAGAGCAACGCGCAAATTCAGTCCATTATCAGCTCGCTCAATGCAATTCCCCGCAATATTACAACCGTACATACGATTGTGACCCGAAGCGTTTCGGGCGGATCTGGGAGCACAAAGGGATATGCCTCCGGCGGATTCCCAGATACAGGGGAACTGTTTTTGGCGCGGGAAGCCGGCCCTGAGTTGGTGGGACAAATCGGAAAGCGCACTGCAGTTGCCAACAACGCGCAGATCGTGGAGGGCATCCGTTACGGTGTGGCTGACGCAAATGCAGAGCAAAACGCTCTTTTGCAGGAGCAGAATGAGTTGCTGCGCGCCATTCTCAATAAGTCCGGGGTGTACTTGGACGGAAAGCAGCTCAAGAAATCTGTAGACAAGGCCAGCCGCAGCAGCGGAGCGAGTATTTTGATCGGGGGTGTCGTGTAATGCGCCCGATGGTAACGGTAGCAGGGACGGCACTCCCCGAACCGTCAACATACAGTGCTACAACAAGCACGGTGGTGGACAGCGGAAGAAACGTGAAAGGTTATGTCATTGCAAGTGTCATCCGAAGTGGAATTGCAAAGGTGGAACTGAGCTGGAATTTTATATCAGCTCAGGATTGGGCGAATGTGATGTCTCTATTTAACAAGAGCTTTTTCAACAGTGTAACGTTCTTTTGCCAAGATTCTAACAAGTGGGAGACACGAACGATGTATGTCGGAGATAGAACAGCCAGCGTATTTCTTCGCAATCCGGATGGGAGTATCAAAGGATACACAGGGGCGAAGCTTTCACTGATCGAGGTATAAACTATGCAGAATGTATCGCAGAAGTGGAAAGACAACCAAGAGCAATATCTTGTTGGGGAGAGCTATGTTGAAGTTATCTTGAATGTAGGCGATCCGGAATCACAGGAGGATGCATCGGTCAGAGACAACGGATCAGATGAAATTTCCAATACGCCGCAAATTGTAGACGGGACAGATAAGAACGTGCTTCCATATTCTTCGTTGGAGCTTAACAGCTGGCTCCTAAGCAGCAACCGGATCATTCTTCCGGATGTTCCGCCATATGGGGATACCGGATACATCGGAAATGTTCTCAGCGGTGACGATGGCTCTTTTTCGAGTATTCCAACCATTACGATTTCATTTTCAAAGCTGTTTACCAATGTGATTCCCGGCATAACCATTGATTGGGGAATGGCCTATGGAGAGTATGCAGACAGTTTTCTTGTGACGGCATACAGTGGGGAATCTGTATCTGCTTCGGCCACTGTTACGGGGAACCGGAACGTTTCTTCTGTCGTAAATCTGGATATAGAGGAATACGACAAGATCGTCATACAGATTACAAAATGGTGCCTGCCCCACCACAGAGCGAGGATTTCCAACATTCTGGTTGGCATTAAACAGACATATTCCAAAACCGAACTTATGAATTACAGCCACACCATAGAGGTTGATCCCGTTTCTGCTACGCTTCCAACCATTGAAATCGAGTTTTCGATCTCTAATCTGAACGGGCAGTATAACCCGGATAATCCGCAAGGTGCTGAGAAGTATTTAATGGAGCGGCAGGAGATCACGGCACGTTATGGGTATCTCATCGACGGCGCTATTGAATGGATCCCGGCTGGAACATTTTACATGAGCGAATGGGACACGCCGCAAAACGGCATTACAGCCAGCTTTAAGGCGCGCGATATGCAGGAACTTATGACGGATACTTATTCCGGCCCAGTTGAGGGAACGCTTCTTGAGATTGCGACAGCGGCATTTGAACAGGCTGCGTTGCCAAAGCAGAAAGACGGGAGCAACCGGTGGATCGTTGATACGTCACTTGAAACAATTCATGCTCCCGAGGGGGCAAGCCTGGATGGAAATACAATTGCCGAAGTGCTGCAGTATACAGCGAACGCGGCCTGTTGTGTGTTCTATCAGGATAGGGAAGGTATTTACCATATTGAACCGCTGCCCAGTGGAGTTACCGATTATGAAATAAACCAGTTTCGAAGCTATGAAAATTCTGAAATCAGCCTTAGTAAGCAACTGAAAGCCGTTTCGATCAACGATGGAGCCGCGGTGGTTTCTTTTGGGAGCACAGGAGAAACGCAGGATGTGAAAAATCCTCTGGTATCGGCGGAACGGGCTGAAACGGTCGCTACATGGATCGGGGAATACTTGAAAAACCGACGCATTCTGAGCGGAGAATTCCGGGCAGATCCGAGATTGGACGCTCTGGACAGGGTGAGCAATGAAAATCAGTTCGCACAGAGCACGGTTCTGGTTACATCCATTAAATACACCTATAATGGCGCATTCCGCGGGACTTATGAAGGCCGGGCGGAAGCATAAAGGAGGAACTTATGTCAGTCAAAAAAGTTCAGTTTTCTATCAATGGGCAGACCTATGACCTGACCTATGATGCGGGAAGTCAGCAGTACAAAGCTACTATTACTGCCCCGTCTACCACCAGCTACAACGAAAATGAGGAACACAAGTTTTACGGAACAGTTACCGCAGAGGACGACGCGGGGAACCGGGTCACAGCGACAAAGGATGAGTTTGAAGAATTAAAGCTGCGTGTCCTTGAAAAGGAGAAACCTGTCATTGCGGTAACATATCCGACCGCAGGTGCTTATATCACCAGTGCAGCCCCAGTGTTCAAGTGGAATGTGACGGATACCGGAAGCGGGATTGATACAAGCAGCATTTCAATCAAGATCGATGGGAATACTGCTGTAACAAGTGGAATTGAAACGTCTCCCATTTCCAATGGATATGCCTGTACATATACTCCTTCGGAAGCGCTTGGAGAGGGTTCACATACCGTATATTTCAATGTAAGCGATCACGACGGGAACACTGCAACACAGGCCAGCGTCACTTTTACGGTGGATACGATCCCGCCCACGCTGGTTATTACGTCTCCGGCTGAAGGGCTGGTCACCAATCAGAGCAGCATTCTGGTTTCCGGAAACACTAACGACGCAACTTCTTCGCCGGTCACCATTAAAGTACAGGTGAATGGAGGAATCGCACAGTCGGCAGAGGTTGCACCGGATGGAGCGTTCTCGATTAATGTTACGCTGGCGGAGGGCAACAATACCGTCCGGATTGTTGCAACTGACAGTGCTGGTAAGAGCACCACGGTAGAGCGGTCGGTTGTACTCGATACGAGCGCTCCGGTAATTGCGGCTATTACACTGACTCCTAATCCTGTAGATGCCGGCGCGACGTATATCGTATCTGTTACTGTGACAGATTCCTGATATGGTAAAACGGGTATATGGGAAATGCGATAACGTTGAGATTGTGTTTGCCCTGAATGAGCAGACGGGGCGGTGGGAAACCACCGTCCCGGCATCGGAAGATAACACTTATATTTTTGAATTGTGGGCAGAGGATGAGGCAGGGAACCGAACCTATTTTGCAGCTGTCAAGGTCACAGTGGATCTTGATTTGCTTCAATTTCGTTTTTCCGTGTTGGAAGTTGGTGCGGGATTCACAATGGAAGAGGTTTTGGAACTGTTCGGTGCGTCACGCTTCAAAAGCGAAGCATGCATAAAGGATTATTCCAGTTCCTTTTGGATGGATGAGTATAGAGCAGAACTCACACAATATGAGCTGGTTGGAGGGTGAAAATGGAAGAGAAAGTTTTACAGCTTGGAGAGCGCAGAGCGATCACGCTTAAAATCTGGCTGAAAGACAATGCAGCATTTACACCGCAGAATTGCGAATGGGATTTGAGCTATACGGATTCCAAAGAGGCCCAGGGGACGATTCTCCCGGAGCAGGACGGGGCTTATTGGAACTTGCGCTGCGAAATACAGCCTAAACGACGCACGGTATACAACCTTACCTTTACCTTTCAGGTTGGATCGGAAATTGTGAAGAAAGCAATCCGGATTCGGGTGA